AACAACTTTACCAACGGTATAATCAGTTCGTCCTGGAACTTCGATTGTTACCTTAAATGCTTCTGCTTGTGCTAACAGAGAACGACGTTTCAAATAATAGTCGTTCATCTGAACATCACTTAAATTATTGTGTAAAGAGTCATGCTCGTTTCTGTGAAAAACCATAACATCATCGGCGATAAGTCTATCACCGTCTGGTCCTGGATCACGGAATAAGTTTAGTGACATCATTGGATATTGATTTAGGTGTTCTAGTTCACTAAACTCTTCAAGAGAATTATATCTACTCTTCTTAAACTCACGAGTTAGAAAGTCATAAGTCGTAAGTTCTGCTTGAAACATTCCTGATTTAATTCTTTCAAAAAAGTCAAAAGAAACAGGTTGCTCAATACTAGAAACTCGACGATACTCTTGTTCAATATTTCTTGTTCCTGAATCTTCGGGATCTCGACGGTAGTTGTCTCGAACAAAATGCTGAATAGGATTTTGTTTATAGAGTCCTGTCAATGATATAAAATTAAACCCATTCCTATTCTCAAAGAATGTGAAAGTTGGACTATCATCTACGTTAACAGATTTCGATGCACAATAATTGATTGCTTTCATTGGCGACCAACTATTACAAACAAACTTAATGCTGTTTGATGTATCTTCAACATTAACAGTTCGTTCTGTTTTCAGACCAAGTTCATCGTCGTAAATAAGTTTCTTAGCAATCTCATGAGGATATCCCTCAAAGGCAGAACGAATCTTCTTACCGATATCAACTCTTCCTTCCATTGAAACAAAGTGTAGAGTATAACCAACAGATCGTTCCGTAATTTGAGATCTTTCTGTCATTTTATAAACAGCGAACTTACCAATAATCTCTTTGGTATTATCACCTTCAAAGGTGGGAGTATGAATATGAACGTTGAAAAACTCCTCACCAGCAAGTGGGAGTTTATTGACTAAATCCATAGATTCACGAAGCACAACGTTACCTGTAATGAACGGTGCAAATATATCTTCGTAAATTTGTATTTGAAGTATGAATGGAGTTAGGTCTAAATTACCATTCCTACCAACAATTTCAAAGCGAGAGACTTTAACGTCACCTGCAAAAGAGATGCCTTCTGCCATTTAATTACCTACGGATTAATTCACGGAATTCTTCTGCCAATTTAGAAGCGATTTGTGGGGATACAATTTTTATTCTTCGTTTATCATCGTTGACTTTATTTTCATAATCTCTATTTGAAACTGGAGTAGCACCAGCTACAGTAGAATCAACGATAAAACCGTCTTCATCAACGTAATGTTTTACGCCATCAGGATTGGTATACTTATTTGCAATATAATCATCCATTTCTGTACTGCTCATTGGAAAGTCCGTATGCATATCATAACGATCGTTAACCAACATAATAATATAATGTAGGTTGGCATCACCATAAAGTTTATGTGCTAGTATTTCAGGTGTCTCGCCATCCTGTAAATCGTAGTATTCCCAAAGTGTAATTTCACTTAATGCTTTTTTGAATACCCTAACGTTAGCAGTAATATCTGTTAAAACTTTTAAGTCTATATCTCTATCATCACCAAATGAGTAGAGAATCTGAGGAAAGTTCTTAAAGTATGCCATTATTCTCCTCCATTTTCAACTTCATTTGCTGGAATAAATGCTCCACCTAAATCGCCACCACTAGCAACAGCTGCAGGTGAATCTGGAAGTGTATCAATCTCACCTGTCTGTGCCAATGTTTCTTTTGTCATTGGAACAAGTTCACGGAACTGCATGCTAAGGTTAATTTGTGTAGGAATACCATTAGCGAAAGTATTAAACTGCCCTTGTGGAGAATAGTTAATATTCATTTCAGTTAGAACACAACTCGCATGACGATGAAGTGCTATGTTCTGCTGAGAACCACTATAATAAGCGATGTCAAATTCAGCAGGGTAAATATAAAGAAAATCTGTTCCAGCTTTAAACTCTGGATGCATATGAGTCTTAAATGTTTTGATAATTTCAAGAACATTGCTTGCTTCAACTTCACTTCTTGGATAAAACTGATAATCGAAAGTGAAAGTTCTAAAATCTACTTGAGAAAATACTTGTTCTTTTTTAGGGTTTGCAGCAACTCCAGTAAGTGCTGATAGTGCACGACCTGTATCACTACTTAAAACTTGACGAGTGAGAGTATTTCCTAGTTGTGATGTTCTTAACGCATCAGCTAACCTAGTGCCTAAACCATCTGTAGTCCCATTTGAAAATGCTTGCATGAGAGCATTACCACCTTCACCCATTCCACGAGCAATAGATGCCATTGCTTGGAAACCACCTGTATCTGCTTCTTCATATTGAACAGAGTATCGAGTTGCAAGATTGTTGGGAATATGAAGTGCAATAGCAGCAAGTAATCGACGTTGACTTCTTCCTGCTTGACGATTTAATGCTCCAGATGGATCATTCATTACATCTGAAATGCCTGTTCCAGTGGTATTTCCAACAGCATTAACATTAACTCCAGCTGTTGCAATAGCACCTGTAATACCACCACCTGTGCCACCGACGATATTACCAGCAGCGATTGCAGGAATGATATTTTGTCCAGCTTGAGCAAGTCCTGCTTCACCAACAGTAATATTTTGCCCTTGTATCTCACGACCAACTCTTGTTGATACGTTTGGGATATCAGTAGTAGTGTCTGCTTGGTTCAGTCGGCTGTCCGAGTGAACATTGATATTAAACATGACATAGTTTTCGCCATACTGATTAACTCCTTCGGTACTAGAGCCAAGCAAGTCAGAAGGATATGTCATCCCACTCACTTCATATTGGCTATTAGTGTTTCGAAAGAATTGTGCTTGTGAGTTATAGTTTGCCATGCTTCTTTTCCGAAATATAAATAGTTAAAAGATCCTCGTAATAGTATTTAGGTCATGTATCACAAACGAAAATATATTCCTCTTCGTCCTGAAAAATACGAAGGAGATCCGACTAACATAATCATGCGATCTAGTTGGGAAACTAGATTCGCTAACTGGTGCGACCGAACACCATCCGTCTTGAAATGGAAGTCTGAAGAGACCGTAGTTCCTTACAGATCGCCTATAGATAATCGAATTCATCGGTATTTTATAGACTTTCAAGTAAAACTTCGTGATAAAGACGGTATACTTAAAACATATTTAGTCGAAATTAAACCAGATTCTCAGACAAAACCACCTCAATATCCAGGAAGAAGGACACAGCGTTATCTTACTGAAGCATCTACATTCATGGTAAATCAAGCAAAATGGAAGGCAGCTGATGCCTTTGCAAAAGATCGTGGATGGGAATTTATCATTCTCACAGAGCATCATCTAGGTATCGCCTAAATAGTAATATGGCACGTAAAGCAATGACATCTGCGGATATATTCCAAAAATACCATGCGGATCCCGACATCGGTAGGAAAAGTCGTGGGTGGTTTATGAAGAAACAGCAGGAGTTGACAAAAGCAAGACTCCAGCCACAAAGAGTTATTCGTCAGGGAGAGAACCTACAATCAAGGATTCTTCCAGGACGTTTATACCTATTTGCTTATGATGCAAAATTAAAAGAAACACTCCCTTATTGGGATCGATATCCATTGGTATTTCCTTATGAGAAAACATCCGATGGGTTTATGGGTCTAAATATGCATTATCTACCGTATATATTAAGAGTTCGTCTATTAGATGCTCTTTTATTAACGGCTAATAACAGAAAACTGGATGCTACAACAAGAATGAAGTTTCAATACTCAACTGTAAAAGCAAGTAGTAAACTTCGCCTAGCACAACCTTGTTTAAAGAGATATTTGGCTAGTCACGTTCAATCCAGATTTTTAGAAATTCCAGCCAGCGAATGGCATACGGCAATGATGTTGCCAGTTGAAAGATTCGTTGGTGCTAACAAACAGTCTGTTTGGTCAGACAGTTTTTCAATGGTGTAAGATATGGCAGAAGCAAGAGCAGGTGTTCCTAATGCACCAACCGCAAACTTAAACGATTTCGTATCAAAATTAAAAACCAATGGAATGGCACGAAGCAATCGCTTTGGTGTTCTCATTGGTGTTCCTCAACTATTGACTCGTCAAAGTGTAGATCCTAGTGCAATAGTTCCTGAATTGTTTATGTTTTGCGAATCTGCTCAACTTCCAGGGATGAATATATCTACAACCCAAGCAAGAACATTCGGTGAATATCGTGAGATGCCTTATGAACGTCTTTACGATGCAGTAAACCTATCATTTTATAATGACGCTGGACTTAATATTAAGTCTTTCTGGGAACAGTGGACTAATTCAATCCAAAACCCATACACAAGGAATATGGAATACTATAATGACTACACTGGTCAGGTTGATATTTTCGTTTACGATACTATTAATGCTGCTCGTTATGTTGTCACCTTATATGAAGCATATCCTAAAACTCTTGCAAGTGTTGAATTAAATCAGGCTGGAAGAGACATCCTAAAAACAACAGTTACACTTCAGTATAGATATTGGCGTTCATCAGCAATCGCAGCACCATCTGCCGAAGACCTAGAAAAAGGTGGCGTATAT